CGGGCGGCACGATAGGCAAGGTGGTTGCTATATGGCAGGGTGCGGAAGGTATCTATATCACGGATGGCAAGACTCCTTCGCCTATCCATAACGACATTAAGGATGTGTTCGATAAACGTAATCCCGATGGAATTAACCGAAGCATGATCGGCCATTCCGTTGCCTTCCTTGACGAAGAGAATCTTGAATATCACTGGTTATTCGCGTCAGGGACTTCAACAACCCTGAATAAGGAATATGTCTACGATCTGAGAAGATGGAAATGGTACGAAATCGTAAGGGGAACCGGAAAGCAATTACAGACGGGTTTCACGGTCCATGATGTTGCCGGTAATGCCTACACCTACGGAACCATTGACACCGGATATATGGAGCGCCTTGAATACGGGAACGACTTTGACGGGAGTTCCATCGTTCACACCTTTCAGCTTGGGGACATTGCCCTTGCTGACAATCCGCTTTACGAGACACGGGCATCCTACGTGAACCTTTCGATGATCGCCAAGTCAACAACCACAGCCCTTGTGAATTACACTCATTATGTGGATACCAAACTGGCCGGGGTTACGTCAACCATGTCTCCCGTTTCGGCCGGCCGCAGGATCTCAAACGTGGTGACGAATATCAATTCCGAACCCGGAGTTTTCCATTCACCCAAATTCACGATGACAACCAATAACGAAACCATCGGCTTTGAGCCGTTATATATGGGATATTTCTATAAAATGGAACGAGAACATCTAAGGTAGGAGGCAACAAAATGGCTTATTGGGGATTGGATATTGACAGTATCATGCGGCAGGTGAACCAGAGAAGGGCGGCCGGGGGCTATGTTTCTCCGAATATGCTGCAAGACCTCATCAAGGCCAATATTTCAAACGCCTCTGCACAGTCCGCAACTCAACAGAGTCTTGAGAACCAGGCTAAGGGGGTTGAGAATCAGGGGCTAAGTATTGCAGAAACAGCGAGGGCAAATACCGCTTCCGAAGCTCTAAGGCAGAAGACCCTTGAACAATCGGCGGCTGATACGGCGGCGGCAAGGGCTTTGAGTGAACAGCAATTCGGCGTAACTTCCAGAGAGAAGGAACGGGAATTTAATACTAATACGGAGCTCGCGAATCAGGCGCGAGAATCCGCGGGAACGTCCAATATTGCGAGTACGCTGGTGAGCGCCCCTACTTCCCTTTGGGCGGGCAAGAAAGCGTATGATTGGTTGTTTCCGGCTACTAAACCAGTTGCGACCCCCGGAGGAACTTCTTCCGGAGGAGGTATAGAGTCTGGCCTTGGTTTTGAAAATCAAATAGGAGGCGGGGATATTACATCGGGAACTCCTACGCCCGCATCAGAGGCTCCTGTTAATTTCCAAACATCTATGGACGGCAACAATCCAGGTAGCATGTATGGAAATATAAATCCGGCTTCATATACTCCTTACGACCCATATTCGGTGGGCGCCGGGGGGAATACGTTAGCGGACACTTCAGCAAGTTACTTTGGAACGCCCACCGAACAACTCGCTGCGGATCAAGGACTTGATGTGCTTGGTCAAACTGGAACCGAGACGGCAGGGGCAGGGTTAGGAGGGGCGGCGGCAGGAGCCGCAGGAGGATTGGCTGGCGGGGTAGCCGGTAGTTACCTTGGCAGTTTAACCGGCCATGAACAGGGATCCCAAATGGGAGGCATTGCGGGTTCCATAGCAGGAGCAGGAGCGGCGGGTGGACCGGCAGGAGCAGGGGCGGCAATAGGCGCTAATTTGCTCCTCCAGGGGTTCGACGCTTTTACCGGGAGAGGAGGGTTTGAAGACACCGGGCCTCATCCCTTTATGCAATGGCTGGCAACTCCCGAAGGGCAGGCGTTCGATAAGGCAGACAAGGCGGCATTGGCAGCACGGCAAGCTGAAGAATTGCGGCAACGTGAAGCCACGGCCAACGCAATAAGCAACCCATCGGACCGGATATACCAGACTTTTGATGTTGATGAATATGGGCAACCGGTTTGGAAACAGGCGTCGGGATATGCACCGGCGTCATCTCTTGAGCCACAAGGTACTTGGCTATGCACAGAGATTGCAAGGTTTATCGGTCTGACGGACGAAGATAATGCCGACCTTAGCAAACTTCGCCGATACAGTATCAGGAATCATATGAAATGGATTCGGGCATACTTAACGGACGGGCACGCCATTGTGGAGGGTATCAACGCCAAGGAAGAACCGAAGTCATTTTATGCCAAACTGAAAAAGGAAATGATTACTCCTATTATCGAGTTGATAAAGGATGGAAAACTTGAAGAGGCTTTCAAGAAATACAAGGAGGATACCGTTAATCTTGCGGAGATTTATTCTCCTGAGTTACTGAAGAGGATTGAATCTTTCTGATATTGGCGATCCGGTCATCCCATGAAGGATGAGTTGACCAGAAACCGCCGCCAGAAGCACCGACAGTATTTTGAAGGACTTGGAGGGCATGAACTTGATTCTCAGCTGGCATTTTAAAGCATCTATTCAGGGATTCGGTAGCCAACTTATCGGCGTCGTACTCTTGAAACTTGCTGAGATTATTCGTCATGGCAGGGTTAATAACATGGTTGAGAAGACCAATACCGGGAACGAAGAAACCGGCGGCCACAAAAGCTCCCGTTATCCCGATGCTTGTAGCAACGGATTTTCCATAATGATTCAATCTAACGTGAGCAAGTTCATGAGCATGAACAAACATAACGGTTGCGTTGTCATACCCTGTAAGCAGGCCAGTGCAAAGAGCAACCTCATTGCCTTCAGTTTGACCACATGGCTCCGGGGATTTTATAAACACAAGTTGAGGCCTGTCTTTTGTCTCAATCCCCATGCAGTTAGATATGGATGCGTGCCAAGCAACCACCTTATTGACAAGTTCGGGCTTAAGGCTAGTATTGACGGGATGCTTAGCTGCGCACCCGGCTAAGAGGATGAAAGCAAAGATGCAGATTAACTTTCTCATGACTATTATTTTAAGCACGTTTTCCAAAAATGCAAGGGAAATCTTTGGAGGTCAAAATGGCTAATTGGGGAGATATCGCCGGTGGTGTTAATCAGGGTATAGCTAGGAACGTCCAGACCATTTCCGAATTGCAGAGGATGCAGCATACCGAACAGATAATGGAGATGGAAAAGAACAAGCTCGACAACTGGAAACAGAAAACAGAACAAGCGAATCGTCCAGTTTATGTCGATACGTTCTTTGAAAGCCATCCCGAAATCGGCCCTGCATTAAAGAACCTTGCTATGAGCAAAGCAGAGATGGAAGGAATATTGACACCCGACGCACAGGGGAGAAAGTTTTTCCGGGCAGAGGTCGGGGATAAATTCACAAAGCATTTATGGGCCAATAATACCGAGGACGTTATTGGGGCGCAACTGCAAGACATCGGAACACAAAAGGAAAGTCTCAAGTCCCAATTATTGGAAGCCAAAAAGCCCGAAGATGCGGCAAATTTGAAGGCGCAACTCGATAAGGCGACCAAGGCATATGACGATCTTTCGTGGCAGTCGACTACATACCAGAAGAAAAAGGAAAACGAAACCAAGATAACAAAAGCGATCCTGGAGGCCACCAATAAACCCTCCGCGCACCACATTGTTGAAGTTGTCTCCCCGGACGGAAAGACAGCGCAAAAGTTTGATTATGACGTGCTTACGGGGGCAAGAAAGCCTATCGGAGATCCGTATGCCGTGAGAAGTCAAGTCCCCAATGTGAACATTACGGGGCCGCAAGAAAAAACCGGAACATGGTCATTCATGGGCGAAGATCCTGTAACCAAAAAGCCGATACTCCTCAACAGTCTTACGGGAGAACAGAAATTAGGGGAAATAACAACGGGGGCGAAACCCAAAGCAGCCGGAAAGGAATCCCTGGCCGACAAGATATTGAAACGTAAACAAGGCGGTGCAGGGGCAGGAAAACAGATTGATGAAGCCACGGCGACCTCCATCCTCCAAGAGGCAGGGGGAGACAAAGACAAGGCGCGCGCAATCGCAAAGCAGAGAGGTTATGCTTTCTAATGGCTGATATTTTCGATCAGGTATCGGTAGGAAAAGGAGACATATTTGACTCTATTTCTACGCCTAAAAAGAAAGGATTTCTCGAATCCGCGAACCTTCCTTCCTTGGGCGAAGTCGGGCGCTCCATCCTCGACACGGCGGCGCTTCCGGTGATGATGCCAGTCGGATGGGCAGCGTCTAAACTCAGCGGCATTGTTGCGAGAAGTCTTACCGATGATCCTGCATTCGCCAAGCAGATAGAAGAAGACACGGCGCGGCGAACCTCATGGGAGCCAAAGAGCGAAGCATATAAAACGATCCTTGGCGCCGTTGAGCCGGGATTTAACGACCTATCGAAACTCGCAAGGGAATTGACAGGGCCATCAATAAGAACCGTGCCCGGCGTCAATACTGACCCTTCACAGCCGTTATTTAGCGGGAAGCTATATCAGCATTCACCCGTTGAAGATATTGCCTCTCTGGGTGCGGAAGCCTACCTTATGGGAAAAGGCGGGAAGCTGGCCGGGGAAGCAAAGGCAGGGGTAAAGTCGGGAATCAAGGCCGGACGCGAAGCAGCCACCATGTCAAGCATGGACATCTTCGATAAAGTTGAGACGCAGGCCGTGCGCCCCGGCCCACGCCCTGCTGAGATTATGCCCACCGAAGGCCGTATTGTTGGCGAACCCTATGGCCCGGAAATTCTTAGGCCCACCGTCAAGACCAGTGATATTTTCGATGTCGTCTCAGAAACCAGGGAAAGGCCGTTGATCGAAGGCGGTCAGGCTACCCCCTTGCTTGAAGGTCAAGGATTTGAATTGAAGGGAAAACCTTTTGACCCGAATGCGACTCCTGAATCAATCAATTCATATTATGATGGACTGAAGGAGCAAGTCGGAAAGACCGATTTGTCTTCCGCCGATCAAAAGAAAGTCAATGCGACCATCGAGGCGAACCGTAAGGCAGCCCTCGAAAAGTCCATGACTGAGCAAATGGACGAGGCGGCAAGGACAGAAGCGGAAGTTCCGAAGGGATGGACACCCGCCCCGGAGATCGTGCAACCTGAACCGATTGTGAAGGCTGACATAACCCCCAAGACAAACCCGGAGCGGGGGGTACTGCCAGTTTTTGAATGGGGACCAGAGGTAAGAGAGGCAATATCTGCTTACAATAAAGAACCAATCAATAAATATTATCTTCGATGGGACGCAAAAGATTATTCGCCCGGAGATGTTTTGCCTCCATCTCGCAAATGGATTAACGAAGAACCTACCGATAAAACTATAAAAGGAGTATCGGTAATAGACCCAAGACATAAATTTAAAACGTCTGGTTGGCAGAGAAATGATGCAACTCAATATGAGGGTAATTTGTATCTCGTTGAGGGTAAAAGATTAGGAAGGGGCGCTGATGAAGGAGAGGTAATCCTTTCTAATCCTAAAATAATCAAAAAAATAGCAATCACCACCAAGTCCCTCCCTAACCCATCTCGTCCCCCGGAAGTTGGGGGGCAAACGCTTTACTCCAATCCCATAATCCCGGCAGTCAAGGCGATTTTCAATCGAACGAAATCCTTTCTGGATAACCTTGAATTCCCGACGCAATACAAGACGAGCAAGGAATCCTTCGGCCATTTTGCTACGAGGGTCACGCAAGACAGACTTCTTGCGCTCAAGGAATGGGAAAAGAAACTCGCAGATAGTTACGGAGTTGATATCAACAAAGCCGATTCAGCCTATTTCAGCGAAGAACGATCTTCAGGGCGCACTACAAACACAATGCTTGACTTTGAACGTGAAGTCGAAAAGCCGTTCATTCAGTCCGTGCGCGACCTTGCCCGAAAGCATAACAGCACGATTGATGAATTTGACCTTTACCTGAAGGCCACAGATGCCCCACAGCGTAACAAAGTTATCCAGGCAAGGTTAGACCTCGAAAAGATTCAAGCGGCGGACAAGGGCGATATAGGACGCATGGACGCCCTCGATAAAATGGGGTCTGGAATGTCTGACCAGTTGGCCGCGCAAATCCTTGACCAGTTCAATAAGGAAGGTAAGACAAAAGCATTTGAAGACCTCGCAAAAGTTGTCTATCAAATCAGCAATGCCAAACTTGACATAATGGAGAAGTTCGGCCTCGAAACCCCTGAGAATATCGCCGCAATGAAAGCAGAATTTGGCCCTACCTACATTCCTTGGAAGGGCAAGGAAGGCGTGACGCAGTTTGGGACCGGGAGCGGCGGAAAGTATGACGTAAGGAGTAGCGGAATCAAAGCGGCCATGGGTAGAATTTCAATTCCCCTTGAGAATTCCGTCTATCACGTTTTCAAGGATTTCCAGAACACCTTAGTCAAGGCGCACAATAATGAGATAACGGGGAAGTTCCTTGACCTTGTGAATAAATATCCCGACCCAAATATCGAAGTCAATCAGGTGACTTTTAAGCGGCGCATCAATCCCGATACCGGGCAAGTTGA